AACCTCTGGTGGCGCAAACATCGACCTAACCGATGCTCGCACAACAAATCCAGGCGAAACTCATACTGTAACTGGTGACACTGCAACTGGTTACGTTGTAGTTGGTGGTGCAAAGAACCGTGGCGTAACTCACGCTGGTTGGGTTCTTCGCACCGAAGGAACTGGTGGTCGCGCTGGTCGTGTTCAGTACGAGACACTCGTAGCCATGGGGTCGCTTGGCGCTCAGACAGCTGCTTATGGTACACCTGCTGAAGTAGCCGATGCTGGCGACGACGCAAGACTTCCTGACTCTTGATAGTTGAGGTCTTAGATTATGTCGAACGACGCTAAAAAAACGTCTGAATTGAATATTACAACAGGTTTGTCAGCTAACGATAGAATTGTCGTGCTGACAAACCCTTCTGGATTTGCGCAAACTCAAACTATTTCTGTTTTAAATCTTTTTTCAAACAGTAAATTTACTAATACTGCAACAGTAGCAAATACAACTGCTGCTGGTATTGTAAAAGTTGGGAACAATTTATCTATAAATGCTAGCGGTCATATTAGTGGTAATACAAAATATGTATATGGGTCTAACGATTTTTATATTACAGCAAACACTACGGATTTAGTATTTAATACTGGGTCAAACGGTGCGAATGGCGGTTTTATATGGTCACACTCTAATACCCAACTTTTAAAATTAGAGCGAGATGGCCATCTTGTAGTAAACAGTCTAAGAAGTCGAAAAGCATATGGTAATAGTGATTTAATTGTTGGGTCTGGGGCTAATACTGATTACCTTTGGACTTTCGGTAATACTGGAAATTTAACACTACCTGCTAATGGTGATATTAAATATGCTAATGGTCACTCGGCTTTACAAGTTAAAGGTCCATATGTTAACGATACAGCCGCAGCTGCAGCAAATGTAGCTATAAACAGCTTATACTACGACGCATCAGGAAATGTAAAAATTAGATTGACTTAATGAATGAAAAGTTGACGAATGAGAATTTCTTAATTTATGCTGCCAAACATTATGATAATCCCCAGTGTCACTCTACTGAGGAATTTATTGACGATCTAAAGAGAATTAAATATATTAAGAAATTGATAACAAAATATGTTGAGAGTGGCGAGCTAAAAGATAGATTGATTCTCAATCATCTTATCATCCTCAACAACGTATTTGGCGCGGTTCATTTGCCTCGAATACTCTTTTTAAAAATGAACAAACAGTTTATGTACATAAAACCATTTTTGATTTTGCTCGATGTTCTTCCTGATAAACTATATAATGTAGGTGATGTTGATGTAGTTGACATTGACACTATACCCATGGATGAGAAAATAGTTAAACAGTTAAGAGCAATTTCAAATGGTCAAGAGTTTTAAACAATTTCGCAAAATGAAAGAAGATGCTTATGCGTCTAATGTACCCGTCAACGCTATGGGTAATAGCAGTTCGACAGCGGGTACAGGCGGTATTGATACCTATGATCCTCTACTCAAGATCAGAAAGATGTTGAAGAGAAAGAAGAAATGAGTGATCGTATCGAAGCAGCCATCGAAAAACTAACTGCAATTTCTAGCGATTTAAAGTCGATGTTGGCTGTTCACGATCAGCGCATTTCTCAGCAAGAAAAAACTACAGACGAACTTCACGACACAGTCGAAAAGCGTAGAGAAGAACTCGATAATAAATTGAAGGATGTGTATGATACAATGAGAAACCAAGATAATGTAGTCTTAGATCACATCGAATCTCTCCGTAAAGAATCCGCAGAACAACATAAAATCCTATCAGAGAAGATAAACAAGCTAGAGAAATACATCTGGCTCGCCATCGGCGGTGCATTCGTTGCTAGCTGGATCATATCATTTATTTTCAATTACGGCAAGTTTTTCGTAAAATAGTACTTGTTTTTTTCTAGAATTCCAGTATAATTACTATTGTAAGCATGATAGGAGTATACTGTGGATTGGTTAGAAGCGAAATACGTAAATATGCTGTCGGCAAGACTACAGCATTTCAAGCGTAAGTCTGCTAATCTTTTTAATTTCCGTTGCCCGATCTGCGGCGATTCTCAATCACATCGCAGCAAGGCTCGTGGTTATATCTACGAGAAGAAGGGCAAGTCTCTGTTCCATTGTCATAACTGCAACGCTACGATGGCTGTGCCGAACTTTATTCGCGCAGTCGATCAGCAGTTGTACAATGAGTTTCAATTAGAAAAGCTGAAGAACAATAAGACACCAGAACAGATCGAGTACGAGGACTTCATCAACAAGATGAAGAAGCCTGTATTCATGAAGTATGGTCCGCTGAAGGGATTGAAGAAGGTTAGTCAGCTCAGTCCCGAGCATCCTGTGAAAAAGTTAGTCGATGCACGCCGAATCCCAAATCCTTTCCACGCCAAGCTATTTTGTTGCCCTAACTTTAAGCAGTATACTAATTGCTTGGTACCTGGTAAGTTTGACGAGGATAGTATTGGGCGCGATGAGACTCGCCTTCTTATACCCTTTATTTCTGCTGATAAAAATGTGCATGCCTATCAGGGTCGAGCGTTGGGTCATTCGACAGTCAAGTATATTACGATTGTTCTTGATGAATCTATTCCAAAGGTTTATGGACTTGACCGAGTCAATTTTAACAACACTGTACACGTTGTTGAAGGTCCAATCGATAGTATGTTTCTTTCTAATTCAATCGCTACTGCAGGTGGTGATCTTGTTTCATCGGTCGCCTCATTTCCAAAAGACAATCTCGTCATTGTATACGATAACGAGCCGAGGAGTCGCGAGACAATTAAAAAACTTGACAAAGCTATCATGAACGGCTATAATGTCTGTATCTGGCCAGACAACATGGAACACAAAGATATCAACGATATGATCCTTGCTGGACTGTCCTCAGATTTTATCGAGTATATCATCCGACAGAATACACATCGTGATCTTGCAGCGAAACTTGCACTGAAACGTTGGAGCAAAATATGAGCGAACTGGTTAAAGAATTGAGGGCATATCCTGCGCATTATACTGCAGCTCACAAAGCTGCTGATCGCCTCGACGCACTAGAAAAGGCGCTGCTTGATGTTGTCGTATGGGCAGAGGAATTGGGTCTTTATGCCGATGCTGGACATGTCCTCGCGCCAGTATTTGTTAATACTCGCGCAGTTCTGGAGGAGAAAAATGGATAACGAATTGTTCCAAAACATTCGGCATATGAAAGACTTCGCCGAGATTACACACCAAACTAAAACAAAATGGTCGTATCGTTGGCCAAATGGTGGCGATATCGAAGTGTTTCAACTTCCTCGTGGCGTAACACTGTTCAAACTGGGTCATGATGTGCACCTCGCACAGTACATTTGCGACCTACATAATATGCGTGAAACAATGATTGATGAGGTGGAGAGCAAATATGTCAAAGTATAGGTATAAAACAGTCGAAACATATGTTGATGTTGAAGTCGATCTTGATGCATGGACTGATGAAGAGCTTTTGGAAGAACTAAGATCTCGACATGTTGAAACAGATTCACCCTATATTGTAAAAGCTATCGAATGGTATGAGCGTGGTAATGTGAAAGAAACATTGCACTATCTAGAAATGGCGTTTCCCGAATTGCATAAATTGACTGAAAAGGTGAAAAATGAATTCAGCTAAGATTATTGGTATTACGAAGCCGCATGGTATTTGGATGGATCATCTCAAGGCAGATGACCTTGTTGCTTACGTTGCTCGTGTAAGCAATCCGTCCAATCAAAACAATCACGAAACTGCACCGAAGCTGCTGAAGTATCTTGCGAAGCACAAACACTGGTCGCCTTTCGAGATGGTCAACATTGTGATGGAGATCGAAACGACACGCGATATTGCTCGTCAAATTCTTCGTCATCGTTCGTTCTCGTTTCAGGAGTTTAGCCAGCGTTATGCTGATCCGACTCAGGATTTAGGATTCGAACTGCGAGAAGCTCGTCTTCAGGATCAGAAAAATCGTCAGAACAGTATTGAGATTAGCCAAGCAGAAAGCGAAAGCGCAGCTAATCTTATTAGCGATTGGGAAGCGTATCAAGCCACGGTGCTAGACGAAGCTAGAATTGCATATACATGGGCAGTTCAAAATGGTATCGCCAAGGAACAAGCTCGTGCTGTTCTACCCGAAGGTTTGACCGTTTCCCGTATGTATATGAACGGGACGCTCCGTAGTTGGATTCACTACTGCCAGCTCCGTATGGGTCCAGAAACTCAGAAGGAGCATCGAGAGGTCGCTCAGTCGGCATGGGAAAAGATCGTTGAGGAATTTCCGTCTCTTACAGCTGCGATTGAATAAATAGTATACACTGACGGAGGGCGATATGAAGAAAATGACCATAGCATTTCTATGTTTATTTTCTTCTGTTTCTTTTGCAAGTGAGCTATCTTTTGGTTTTAAGAACCCGTCTTTTTCGGGTGTAGGTTATTCGGCTCATGTTTTGACTATTGACAATCTTGAGCAAACAAGAAAACAGAAGATCATAGACGATCAAAAAGCAGCAGCAGCGAAAGCAGCTGCAGACGCTAAGAATACCAATCTAGCTAAGTTTTTGAATAATCTGGAAAGTAGAATTTACGCTACGATTTCCCAGAACATAGCTGCTGAGTTGTTCAAGGAAGGTGGAGCTTCTCAGGGCGAGTTTGACATTGGCGGTAATAACCTCCAGTGGGTTTCTGACGGTGATACGATTACTTTGCGAATTACAGATCCTGGTGGTAGTGTTACACAAGTTGTAGTGCCATACGGGAGTTTAGCATGGTAAAGTATGCAGTGCTATTACTTGCAGCAATTGCTTTAGCTAGTTGCGCAAAGAGAACTGCAACTTCCAGTTCAAAAATAGAAGCACAGGTTGATGCGCCCGAAATTATTACAGCGAAACGATTTAATGAGTTGGTGAATTTGCCTCCAGTTGATGGAGACAAAATTCCGATTGCTGTTTATAAGTTTGCTGATATGAGCGGACAGCGTAAACCAACACAAAACTATGCGAGCCTGAGTTCGGCAGTGACACAAGGTGGTGAGGTTATTCTCATCAAGGCACTGCAGGATGCAGGTGGTGGTAAATGGTTTCGACCAGTTGAGCGTGTCGGTCTTGACAATCTTGTTAAAGAGCGTCAGCTAATTCGTAGTCAGCGCGAAGTATACGAGAAAGAAGAAGCAAAGCCACTGACACCTCTTATTGTAGCAGGTGTTATGATTGACGGTGGAATTGTTGGTTATGACAGCAATCTTGGCTCTGGTGGTATTGGCGCTCGATATCTCGGTATCGGTGCTACACAAGAGTATAGAAAAGATGAAGTTACTATTATGCTTAGATTGATCTCGGTTAACACTGGTGAGATTTTACTCTCAACTGGTGCAACCAAAACTGTTTTCAGTACTGGTATTAGTGCTAACGTATTTAAGTTTGTCGATGCTGGTACGAGATCTGTAGAGTTTGAAGCTGGTAACAGCATCAATGAACCTACAACCTATGCTGTACGTATTGCTATTGAGGCAGCAGTCGCTGATATGATCAAAGAAGGAGCTAAACGAAAGCTCTGGAAATTTAAAACATCGGATAAAAAGAAAGGGAAGTAAATGAAACTACTCACCAGAATGATGGCGCTTTTATCATTCTTGGTTATGTTTCAAAATGCTTATGCGGCGAACTCAATTTATATGGATCAAATTGGCGACGGTTCGACTATTACAATTACGCAAACAGGTGCAGGCAACGCGATAGGTACTTCTGCTAATAGAAGCACTTTCACAGGCGATAATAATACAGTAACAATTCAACAGATCGGTAACAACAATGTCACTAACATGACTGTTAATGGCAATGGTGCTACAATCACATCAACTACAACTGGCAGTTCTAATATCATTAACTTGGAGTGCGGCGCTAATGGTGGTGCTTGCGGTACATCAACTATTGCTAAAACAGTAACTGGTGATGGTAACCAAGTAACTCAAAACACTGACAGCTTAACTAATACAACACTGTCTATTACATCAGACAACAACACTGTTAATTTTAACAGTACTGCTTCTAGCATTGCTGGCACCACTAACGTTGTTGACATTGCTGGTGGTTCGGGAAACATTGTTGATGTTACTCAAGCTGGAACTGGTACAGCATCCACTAGCGTTGGTCATCAAGTTGATTTAACAATTTATGGTGCAATGAATGTGGTAGATTTTAGACAAGGTGGAACAGTTGATAGTAAAATCGTTACTGCAATCACTGGTTCTAGCAACGCTGTTACTATTAAGTCCAACCATCAGTAAAGCTGCGGTCGGAACTGTAACAGAACAAACTGGACCTACTGAAATAAAACGCAAGGCGGAAACGATCCCCAGTCAAACACAGCTGGGGATCGAGATGCAGGATGTTATTACAACAGCTAACGCCAAAGCTGGTATTACGTTTCGAGACGACACTCGTGTACAAATAACAGAGCATTCTAAGCTAGTTATAGATAACTTTGTATATGATGGCGAAAAGAAAACTGGTAAGCTCGGTATCAAGATGGCTCTTGGTACTGTCAAATATGCCAGCGGTCAGATCGCAAAGAGCGATCCTCAACAAGTAGTTGTTACAACACCAACTGCAACGATCGGTGTTCGTGGTACTGACTTTTCCAGTACAGTTGACGAGCTAGGTCGTTCGCAGATTATTCTTCTTCCTTCCTGCCCAGCTGGTTGGAAAAACATCGACAAAGATTGTGTCACTGGCAAAATCAGCGTAACGACTGATATGGGAACCATACTGCTGACGAAACCATTTGAAGCAGTAACGATTGATACCAGTATGACTCGACCACAGAGTGCTGGTGTGCTTAATTTGGATCTGAATCAAATAAATAACATGCTGATCGTTACTCCTCCGCCAAAAGTAGTAGCAGACACGAGCAGAAGGGAAGAAAAGAAAGCGTTTAACTTTCTTGACGAAGACTTTTTGAAAAAAGACCATTTGAAATATGATGAGTTAGAACGCGATCTTCTTAAGGAGTTTAACAAACTTGATAGAGATTTTCTTAGTACTGATTATCTTTATAATTTTATGGATGTTATTGCCACCCAGTTATTGAGTAATGAGCTTGAAGAATTCGGACAGCTGCTGCCAAAATATAATCAGGCAAGTGGTTTGAAATACTTTATTGAAAATGAAACGCTAACACTATATCGCGAAACAGTCAGCAGTTTTGCTGAAGTAAGTATGCAAACTACAAGGGCAGGAACGCTGAATATTATTCAGGAAGGCGTTACTGTGAAGCAGATGGTTAATCATGCAGGAACAACATCAATAACAATAAAGCAGAGTAACTGATATGAGAAAATTAGTGTACACGTTGTTTTTATCGTTTTTCGTAGTTTTCAGCGGTCGTGCTAATGCACAAACACTTACTACTACATCAACGATGAATATGGCTACAGTAAATATTACAGGCAGCTTTCAAAACATTATAATCAATCAGTCAGGTACAGGCTATCATACTGCTACTGTTACAACAAACGGTAACGACATTCCTGTTACGATCAATCAATCTGGTTCGACTAATAAGACGATCGACGTAAACATCACATGCACGTCCGCGTGCGCGAGCAGCCCATACTACGTCGATCAGTACTAATGGAAAAGCTGGGTATTCTTTTAACGAGCAGACTGGCAGCATTTATCGTAGCAGCTTTGCTGGTGCTTTTCTACGTTTGGAATCCTACGGTTGTACAGGTATTACAACTAAAGACATTTGATTTTCTGATTACATCTTTGGAGCCTAAGAAGTCCGAAGAAATTATCATAGTAGATTTCGGAGAGCCATCAGTAAAAGAGTTTGGTCAGTATCCATTTGATCGCCGCGATGTAGCAAAAACAATAGATAAACTAAAACAAAACGGCGCAGCAGTAATTGCAATGCCAATTCTATTCTCGGAAAAGGATAGGGCAGGAGGCGACAATGAATTGGCAAAAGCTCTTGATAGTGTTATCATCGCTCAAACACCAACTACTCAAAATATTCCACCAGATGCAGTTCGTCGTGGATTTGCTGCGATCGGTCCTGTTGATCCTGCTAGCTATGTTTATCGTTGGAATGGTGGTATACGTCCAATACGTGAGCATGCCGAAGCCGCTGGAGGCGTGGGAGTTGTCGCCACAGTTCCTGAAGTGGATGGTGTGGTGCGTCGTATCCCTCTACTTGTCAATATTGCTGGGAGTCTCTATCCTTCTTTACCTTTGGAAACGCTTCGAGTCGCTGCGGGAGATCCTAGCTACCAAATTAAAACAAGTGAAATTGGAACAGAGTTCGTCCGCATACCAGCTTTCCCGCCGATATCGATCGATGAAAGAGGAAGAATCTGGGCGACTTGGAACACGAGCTTCGAAAGAATAGAAGCAACGCAAATCGATCAGCGCGTCAACGGTAAGGTTGTTGTTCTAGGTATTGCGATTGAAGGCGTCGGTGGAATTATTGCCACGCCAGTCGGCGAAAAGTGGGCGCACGATATTCAAGCAGCAACAATTCAGACGATGGTTAATGGCGATTCCGCCAGTCGTTTATCAATAGCCAGATACCTAGAGGTAGCGCTATTGAGTACCATATTATGTCTGCTAGTGATAATCCTCCCAAAGACATCTGTGAAGTATACCGTTCCTGTCTATTTTACGTTTATAGCTGCAGCAGTTTACGGTTCTTATTATATGTTCACAGAATATATGCAGCTGTGGGATGCATCATATTTAGTTCTAGCTGGTTCATTTACGTTCGCTCATCTTGTATTCAATAACTTTGCTCGTGAGTTTAGATTAAAACAACAGATCAAAAAACAATTCGGTACGTATCTATCGCCAGCGCTGGTTGAAAAACTACAGAAGAATCCAGAGCTGCTTAAACTCGGAGGAGAGACCCGTGAGCTGTCAATTATGTTTACGGATGTTCGTGGTTTTACTTCTATTTCTGAGCACTATGGCGCTAATGTGCAAGGTCTTACGGAAATAATGAATCGTTATATGACGGCGATGACTGCTAAGATCCTAGAAAACAACGGGACACTTGATAAGTACATTGGTGATGCGCAGATGGCTTTCTGGAATGCGCCGCTCGATGACGCTGACCATGCTAAAAATGCAGTTGCTACTGGGCTGGCAATGCTTGGCGACTTAGACAAATTCAATGAAGAGATAGCGAAAGAAGGAGTGCCAGCATTTGGAATGGGCTTGGGTATTAATACTGGTTCTGTTGTGGTGGGTAATATGGGAAGCAGTCAACGCTTCGACTATACTTGCTTGGGTGACTCTGTCAATCTTGCTTCGCGACTCGAAGGACAATCAAAACCATACGGCGTTAGAATTATCCTCGGTCAAAGAACGGCAGAACTTGTTAAAGAATTCTATAATCTCATCGAACTCGATGAAATCGCTGTTAAAGGAAAATCACAAGGAGTAAAGATATACACGGTAGTTGCTGATAAGCAGATCAATCGCGTATATCGTAAAAGCCATAATGAGTTTCTATTCCACTACCGTCGCCAGCATTGGGACAAGGCGCTGGAATATATCAAAGTATTAGAAAAAGCATTTGATGGGGATTTAAGTTACTACTACCATATGATGGAGGAACGCATTGACGAATTACGCAACGCCAACCTCGATTATAATTGGGATGGAATTTATCGTGCCACAAGCAAGTAAAGTGTTATTGTTACTTGCTTTTCTTTTCTTCGCTCTTAGCGGGTTCCTGCTGTGGTTCAGATTTGGTCAGCTGGTCATTCTTTCGAAACTCGCTAGCTTTTGTTAATAAATCATCGTGTTGCATTTCTCGTAGCATAAGAACGATATTTACTTTCTGATTCAAACGAATTAAATCATTATCAAGCATACGAATGCGGTCGATGAGAGCAATCAATACTTTGTTGGCATCAGAAAGAACGGGTTTGACTTGCTGTGTAGCCCATATCCAAACATAATATATAAGGTAGCCCATACCGCCAGCAGCGACGATTGGGAACCCGTACTTAGAGATTAGTTGTGCAATGTCACCCATTAGTCTCTCCTTGCGTCGTTTTTACCGTCTGCTCTGGCGATACGGTCAATATCTGGTTTGACACCCATAGCATTTGAAACTAGAGTATCGATACGAATAACGTCATGGTTCATTGTTTTAACACGATTATCGAGGGCAGTAATGATTCCGCTAAGACCTTGCACAGAACTCATCACTCCAGCCAGAATAAATTTCATTGTAAGAAAAACAAAATATCCGCCAGCACACGCAGCAGCTATTGGAAAACCGACGTCAGCTACTAATTTAAACCAAGAATTTACATCCATAGCCTAGCTCCTTTTTTTATTGCTTTTTTGAGCGAAACATAGTATTATTTAGTTCTAACAGGAGAAAAAAATGATTACACAAATCCAAGTAACAAAACGCGATGGTATTCGAGAAAATCTAGATCTGAACAAATTTCATCGTGTGGTAGCTTGGGCTTGTGAAGGACTCAACAATGTCTCCGAGAGCGAGATCGAAATACGCTCGCACATTCAGTTTTATAATGGAATCAAAACAGGCGATATCCAAGAAACTCTTATCAAAGCTGCCGCTGACCTGATCAGTGAGGAAACTCCAGCCTATCAATATGTCGCAGGTCGACTCATCAACTATCATCTAAGGAAACAGGTCTATGGAGATTATAACATTCCTCATCTTCGCGATCATATTCGTTTGGTTATTGAGCAGGGATATTATGACGAGGATATTGAAAAATGGTATTCTCCTGCTGATCTTGATACTCTTAATCAGTTTCTTGATCACAAGCGGGATTTTAACATTGCTTACGTGGGCATGGAGCAGTTTCGCGGTAAATATCTAATCAAGAACAGAGCCACTGGTCACATCTATGAAACGCCACAGATGGCGTACATGTTGATCGCGATGGTGCTGTTCCGCAACTATCCAAAAGAGACACGACTCAAGTGGGTAAAGGATCTATATGATGCGACAAGCAATTTTGAAATTTCGCTGCCGACTCCTATTATGGCAGGTCTCCGCTCGCCTCAAAAGCAATTCAGCTCGTGTGTACTTATCGAGGCTGATGACTCACTCGATTCAATCAATGCCTCCGCTTCTTCCATCGTTAAGTACGTTTCTCAGAAGGCTGGTATTGGTATTGGTGCTGGGCGTATTCGTGCTCTCGGCTCTCCTATTCGCAAAGGTGATGCTACGCATACTGGAGTTATTCCCTTCTACAAACTCTTCCAAGCTGCGGTTAAATCTTGCTCGCAGGGAGGTGTCCGAGGCGGTGCAGCAACTCTATATTATCCTGTCTGGCACCTTGAAGTTGAAGATCTAATTGTTCTCAAGAACAACAAGGGTACTGAAGACAATCGTATCCGTGGACTTGACTATGGTGTTCAGTTCAACAAGGTAATGTATGAGCGTCTATTGTCTGGTGGTAACATCACTCTGTTTTCGCCAAACGATGTGCCTGATCTGTATGATGCGTTCTTCACAGACGTTGATAAGTTCAGAGAGCTATATGAGAAGTATGAGCGTTCAACAAAGCTCCGCAAGAAAACAATCCCTGCGATTGAGTTGTTTTCTGCTTTCATGCAGGAACGTAAGGACACTGGTCGCATCTATCTGATGAATGTTGACCATGCGAATGATCATGGTTCGTTTATTAAGGAAGTCGCACCTATTCGCCAGTCAAACCTGTGCTGTGAGATCGATCTGCCAACAAAGCCATTGAATGATATAAATGATCCTGATGGAGAAATTTCTCTTTGCACACTAGCAGCTGTTAACTGGGGGAAAGTACGTGACCCTTCTGACTTTGAACGTCCTTGTACTCTTGCTGTACGCGCTCTGGACGAGCTGCTTGACTATCAAGATTATCCAGTTCTGGCTGCTAGAAAAGGTACTATGGATCGACGTCCTCTTGGTGTCGGTATTATCAATCTTGCATATTGGCTTGCTCGTAATGATCTTTCTTATCAAAATATAGATCACGATGGATTGAACAAGTTACATTCCTACGCAGAAGCATGGTCATACTATCTGATTAAGGCATCAATTGATCTTGCGAAAGAAAAAGGTGCGTGTCCTAAGAGTGGAGAAACAAAGTATGGCAAAGGCATTTTCCCTGTTGACACTTACAAACGAGATGTTGATGAATTGGCTACCCCGCAATACCGTTTTGCATGGGGAGAACTGGCAAACGCAGCAAGAGAGTACGGAATCAGAAACTCTACACTCATGGCGCTTATGCCATCTGAAACATCAGCGCAGATTAGCAATGCGACGAATGGAATCGAACCTCCAAGGTCACTTGTTTCTGTTAAGCAATCAAAAGATGGCGTCCTTAAACAAGTCGTTCCTGAAGTGCGAAAACTTAAGAAAAAGTACGATCTTCTTTGGGATCAGAAGAGCCCAGAAGGCTATCTCAAGATCGTTGCTGTCCTCCAAAAGTTTATCGACCAAGGCATCTCCGTCAACACTTCATACAACCCGAAGTTCTATGAAGAAGAAAAGATCCCTATGAGTGAGATGATCGGTCACCTACTTATGTTCTACAAGTACGGTGGCAAGCAGCTGTATTATTTCAACACGAATGATGGTGCTGGTGAATACGAAGAGAAGCCACTGCCAGCTAGTGAAAATGTCGAGGATGATTGCGATTCATGCAAAATTTGACTTTTGAAAAAGGTAAGGTATACTTAGACCGTATCGATAACCAGTATGTCTTCATCGAGAAACGTGGAAACGTGACTGTCTTTGAGGACATACTGGGTCGGACGTGCAGGAATAGTAATGGTCGTTACAGGTGGGACGACAAAGATGACAACATGGATATAATTGGAGAATTGAATGAGTATTACAAGGATTGACCCACCTATTCCGTTGATGACTCCAAAGGGTCGTGCACTTGCGCACTTCTTGATTGATACTGGTGTCGAAAACGACTTACAGTGGGTGTGCTTTCAAGATGATACTGGCGAGTGCTGGACCTGGGAAAATGCCTATATAAGAGCCAGAGTTAATCGTACTGCAGGTAGGAAAAAGATTAGCGAGATCAAAGAATGAGTTATTCAGTTTTCGATTCTAGTAATAAAAAAGATCATACAACAGTAAAGGCATTTTTTGATCAGACACCTACTGTTGCGCGCTATGACAAGCAGAAGTATGCTTGGATCGACAAGTTGACTGATCGTCAGCTAGGTTTCTTCTGGCGTCCAGAGGAAGTAGACATTTACAAGGATGCCAAAGACTTTAAGGATTTAACTATCTATGAGCAACATATTTTTACATCCAATCTCAAACGTCAGATTCTCCTTGACTCCGTCCAAGGACGAGCGCCTACTGCTGCGTTTGGACCGATATGCTCGTTACCAGAACTCGAAACGTGGATCACAACATGGGCATTCTCAGAAACAATCCACTCCCGCAGTTATACTCACATTATCCGAAACATCTATCCAAACCCATCAAAAATCTTTGATGAAATGATGGACATTAAAGAGATTGTTGATTGTGCTGGTGATATTAGTAAGTATTATGATGATCTCATCAAAATGAATAATGATCTAGAACGAAGCGGTGTTTTCAATTATTCTCCGTATGAACATAAGAAAGCTTTGTGGCTTGCTCTTATGTCAGTGAATATTCTTGAAGGAGTTAGATTTTATGTCTCGTTTGCTTGCTCGTGGGCATTCGCTGAAGTCAAAAAGATGGAAGGCAATGCAAAGATCATCAAGTTCATTGCACGTGACGAAAACTTACATCTTGCTGGAACACAACAGCTACTCAAAGCGTTATCTAAAGAGGATGAAGACTTCGCCAGAATTGCAGAAGAAACAAAAGATGATTGCATTCGACTTTTCACCGATGCTGTTGAGCAGGAGAAAGCATGGGCGAATTATCTATTCAAAGACGGCTCGATGATTGGATTGAATGAAACTCTTATCAGTGATTATATTGAATGGATTGCTGGAAAGCGTATGCAAGCAGTTGGTCTTAACTCTCCATATAAGGGCGGAAGCAATCCTTTGCCTTGGACACAGAAGTGGATTAGTGGATCAGAAGTTCAAGTAGCACCACAAGAAACAGAAATCACCAGCTACGTTGTTGGTGGTGTTAAGAAAGATGTAACAACAGAAACATTTAAAGGATTTAGTCTATGAAAAAATTATTTTATACGTTGTTTTTCGCAATTTTTGCGAATTTTGTAAGTACTGCAAATGCTCAAAACATAACTGGAGCGGGTGCAACTTTTCCTTTTCCAGTTTATTCAAAGTGGGCTGACGCATATCAAAAGCAAACTGGAATACAAATAAACTATCAAAGCGTGGGTTCTGGTGCTGGCATCAAGCAGATTCAGTCCAAGACTGTAACGTTTGGTGCATCTGATATGCCATTATCTCAAGAACAGCTTGATAAAGATGGCATGTTTCAGTTTCCAACTGTGATTGGTGGAAACGTTGTCGTTTATAATCTTGAGGGGGTAAACAATCTCGTTCTTGATGGACCTACTATTGCAAACATTTATCTTGGTAAGATTACTAAATGGAATGATGATGCAATTAAGAAGTTGAACCCATCTTTAAACCTTCCAAATACAAACATATCTGTCATTCGTCGTTCTGATGGTTCAGGAACAACGTTTATCTTTGCTCGTTATCTTGCTTCGGTTTCTGAAGAATGGAAGACGAAAGTTGGTGTTGGCACAGCATTGGAATGGCCTGTTGGTGTTGGTGCAAGAGGAAATGAAGGTGTGGCAGGTAATGTGTCACAGACTAAGAATTCAATTGGATATGTTGAGTATGCATATGCAAAGCAGAATAAACTTAGTTATTCATCAATTAAGATAAATGATAAAGTTGTTAGAGCAGGAAAAGAATCGTTTCAGACAAATGATTGGCCTATTGCTGCCCCAACATATATAATCATGCATAAGAAACCAATTAATGAATCATCACATAAAGGTGCACTTGCATTTTTCAAGTGGGCTTATGAAAATGGTGATTCTATGGCAGATGAACTAGATTATGTTCCTCTCAGCCGTGAAGAGAAGACTAAAATAATGGAAATGTGGAATAATGTTAAATAATTTCATTATATTAAAAAGGGATTTATTATGATTTCTTTTGTAATACCTTGTTATAATGAAGAGAAATATATTAAAGATTGCATTCGTTCAATAAAAGAAGAGGCATTTTCGTGCCTCTTTGATTACGAAATTATTGTTGTAGATAATAACTGTACAGATAACACAGCTTCAATTGCAAAACAAGAAGGTGCGATTGTAGTTTCTGAGAAGCAAAAAGGTGTAGTATTTGCCAGACAAAAAGGTTACGAAATTGCAATGTATGATCTCATTGCAAACATCGATGCTGATTCAAGATTGTGTAAAAATTGGGTTAAGATAGCATTAAATAGAATAAACAAACCAGATGTAGTAGCTATTACTGGTCCTCTTGTATATGATGATGTTTCTAAAACAATGAATGTCATGACTAAGTTTTACTATTATCTTGCATGGTTCAGTAATAACTATATCGGTGTTTTCCTTCAAGGAGGCAATGCTCTCATCAAGAAGTCTGCACTAGACAAAGTAAATGGATATGATACATCTATTGCTTTCTATGGCGAAGATACTATGACAGCAAAAAGACTACAACAGTTTGGTAAAATCAAATTTGTTATGGATCTTAAATTGCATTCTTCTCCAAGAAGATTAAAAGATCAGGGTGTATTAAAGACGACTTGGTTATATCTTTCTAATTATTTTTCTGTGACGTTCAAAAATAAATCCACTACAAACGACTACAAGGATTTTAGATGAAGTCATACAGATCAGTATTCATTTCAGATATTCATCTTGGCACTAGTATGAGCCAAGCAGATAAATTGCTAGATTTTTTAAAAACTTTTGAATGCGAAAAAATATATCTTGTTGGTGATATAGTTGATTGTTGGGCTATGGCAGGTAACAAATATTGGCCACAAGAGCATAATGACGTAGTACAGAAATTATTGAGAAGGGCTCGTAAAGGTACAGAAGTATGCTATATACCAGGAAATCATGATGAGTTAATGAGAGATTATTGTGATGCTGAATTTGGAAATATTTGGCTACTTAAAGAAACGCATCACATAACTGTTGACAATAGAGTACTATTAGTAACTCATGGAGATCAGTTTGACGTTGTAATCAGTCATGCTAAGTGGCTAGCCAAAATTGGTTCGTGGGCTTATGATGTTAGTATTATCTTGAATATTATTTTGAATAAACTTCGTTCGTATTTCGGTATGGAATATTGGTCGTTATCGTCTTATCTAAAACAAACTGTCAAAGAATCAGTTAGCTTTATTGGTAATTACGAAACCACATTATCAGATTATGTAAAATCTAAAAATATGCATGGGATAATTTGCGGTCATATACATCACGCAAATATAAGAGATATTGATGGTATAACTTATATGAATTGTGGTGATTGGGTAGAATCCTGTACTGCTATTGTTGAACATCATAATGGAACTTTTGAAATAATAGATTGGAAAACAAATGAAAAATCGTTAACTTGAATTATAGAGGAAAGAATAATGGAATTTGAATGCCAAGAATGTGGTGCACAATTTAATGTACAACACGAAGAAATTAACGAGCCAGAGTATTGTCCATTTTGTAGTGAAAAAATAGTTTATGAAGAAGATGAGGAAGAACCAGATTGGGACGAATGAATAAGTAGAGGGAACAAATATTGGAGTTCTCTTTATGTCGTATGAAAACCCCTGGCTGTACAATGGTCAAGTTGTAGATTCTGAATTACTTGACGAATATATCGGTTTCGTTTATAATATAACCAACCTAACGAACAATCGCAAATACATCGGTAAGAAATTACTAAAGAGATCCAAGACAAAACAAGTCAAGGGTAAGAAGAAACGTATGCTCGTCGAGTCAGACTGGAAACAATATTACGGATCTAACAAAGAACTGAATGCTGACGTAGAACAGCTCGGTCCAGATAAATTCAAAAGAACAATAATTCGCCTCTGTAAAACCAAAGGAGAATGCAATTACTGGGAAGCAAAGTATCAGTTTTTGCTTGACGTTTTGGAGAAAGAAGGTTATTATAATAGCTGGATATCAGTGAAGGTTCACAAGAAACATGTGCCCACGTAGCCCAATGGCAGAGGCAAGAGACTTAAAATCTCTAAAGTGTCGGTTCGAGTCCGACCGTGGGTACCAATTTAAAAGAGTGAAGCATGGCAAGAGAATTTAATATCGACGAAGTCCGCGAGTTTATCTCTAACAGTTCAGAGGCAACTTGCATTTATATTGGTGCTGATAGCGAACGATACCGCAAGGATGAAGTATTCTTTGCTGACTATACGGTAGCGATTGTCATTCACCATGATGGCAAGCATGGCTGTAAGATCTTTGGTAAGGTAGACACTGAGCGCGACTTCGATAATCGACACGATCGTCCAGCCATGCGTCTCATGAATGAAGTATATCGAGCATCACAGATGTATCTCGATCTTGCTGAAGTGATTGGCGAGCGCCACTGTGAAGTTCATCTTGATATAAATCCAGATGTAGTTCATGGTTCATCATGTGTAATTCAACAAGCTATTGGTTATGTGCGCGGTGTATGCAATGTAGTACCTTTGGTTAAACCAGAAGCATTCGCAGCTTCTTACGCAGCAGACAGACTAAAAGAAATTCTAGCCCAAGCGGCATAAGGAGGTAACATGTTCTATACAGATAAGGTAGAAAAGACTAGTCTTCAGTACGACGAAGGTTTGCGTCGGTTCATGCTAAGTGTCTATAATCAAATGACGCTAGCGCTGGCGCTTAGTGGTTTGTTTGCAATCATGATTAACATGAGTCCAATCGCAATGCAACTCATTTGGGGAACACCATTCAAGTGGGTGGCTATTTTTATGCCACTAGCGATGTCGCTGGCATATGCTTTTTTCCAAGCTAAGATGTCATTGGCAATGACTCGAGCTTACTTTTATACATTCGCCGCGACGATGGGAATTAGTTTGAGTTTCATTTTTATGATCTTCAAGCTCGGTAGCATTGTCAATGTGTTCTTCATTACAGCTGCAACGTTCGGCGCTGCTTCGATTTATGGATATGTTACAAAGCGTGATCTGACTAAGATTGGCTCATTCTTGATGATGGGCATGATTGGTTTGGTTATTGCTGGTCTAGTTAATCTTTTCCTACAAAGCTCAATGATGACTTTAGTTATCAGCTGTATCTCTGTTCTGATCTTTACTGGTCTTACAGCGTACGACACGCAGGAACTCAAGCAAGTATATGACGAGCTGTATGATGAAGAAATGGAAAAAGCTGGCGTGACTGGCGCGCTGAATCTTTATATCAACTTCATCAATATCTACGTCAGCCTTCTCCAAATCATGGGCGAAAAGAAAGAGTAAATGGATTTTTTTAATCCACAACTGATACAGCATACCCCACCAGCTATCGTTACTATCGTTGATGATTCTGGTGGGGAATTCTACGAATACATGCTTCGTATGAATAAATACCGTACAAGTGGTGCGCAAGTAGCTTTAATAAAATGTCGCTCTGCTTGTACGATGGCGCTGAGTTTACCTAATGTTTGCGTATACCCACATTCGGTATTAAAATTTCATGCTGCTTATTACGAGGATTCAAAGCATATTGCCGAACGAGAAACAAAGATCTTGTTCAATATGTATCCCGTAGCAGTTCAACAAAAACTTGGTTCTCTCGAAAGAGAGTTTAAAACGCTAACTGGGAAACAACTTATCCAGTTAGGTATACGCTCGTGTAGCTTAGTGGCCAAAGCCGACCGCTCATAACGGTCTTATCGGGGGTTCGAGTCCCTCCGCGAGCACCATTTCAACAGGAGGTTATATTATGCCACATCCACATAAGAATCGTCCACGCAGAGGTCGCCGCAAGGTTGGTTCCAAAAAGCGTAAGTCGAGGCGCTTGAAGGGGAAGCGTAAGGGCAAGAAGTGAGATATCTAGCATTACTAGGCGCGATCCTGTTATCGGGTTGTGCTACAACAGAATCCCAGAGCCTAACAAGCTCTGGGAAAGTAGTTAATAGAGCCTACCACGGAACAGCTAGCTGGTATCAGTGCTGCAAACGCACAGCCAGCGGTGAAAGATTCGATCCTAATAAATACACAGTGGCGCATCGTACTCTACCTTTTGGAACGATGCTAAGATTGACGAACGTAAAAAATGGTAACAGTATTGAAGTTATCGTGAATGATAGAGGTCCGTTCGTCAAAGATAAAGAAATTGACGTTTCTCGTGGAACAGCTCAGGCACTAGGTTTTTTCCATAGTGGTACAGCAAAGTTGCTGATAGAGGTTCTCGATAAGCGTCAATGACGAAAGGAGAACGGTATGTACAAGGCAATTTTAACTGCAGCTGTTGCGCTAGCAATTTACATTGCGCCGACAACATCTGCTGCAGCGCGACCAACTTCTACAACTGCAGAACAAACACAAGTAAAAAAGAAGCCTGTAAAGAAGAAGGCTAAGAAGAAAGTTAACAGACAAACGGTAGCTGTAGCACAACCTACACCAGCGCCGACAGCTTCTACATATAACTACGAATTTAACTACGATGAATCATCTGCACATGTTTTTTGGCAAAGAGAAAGAGATCGCCAACAATCAGCTGCTATGGCTAGTATTGCGCCAAAGCAACTTACTGTTGATCAAAAGCGCAAATTGATTGCTAAAAATTGCAATTTATTCAACTGTGGTCAGGCATCTAAGGTTGTTGCTGAAGCTAAAAAGTGGGAAGGTAAGCATGCGCGCTCGAACAGAGCAGAGCTTGCTAATCTTATGAGGGATGGTAACAACCAGCAACCTGTGGACCCTGTCCGTATCCCATGGTGCGCTGGTTTCGTCAACGCTATCCTCGCGCGCACGGGGCATGAAACCACCGACAGTTTGATGGCTCGTAGCTTTTTGAGCTGGGGAGCAAAAACAAAAGATCCAAAGGAAGGTGACATCGTCGTTCTCACTCGTGGCAGAAGCCAAGTAGCGGGACATGTTGGTTTCTTCCAAGGATATGAGTGGTATGGTAGCGAACTATACGTAAAAGTTCTTGGTGGGAATCAAAACAAAGCTGTTAACATAGCTTACTTTCCTGCGAGAAAAGTTCTTGGATACAGAACAGCACAGAGCTAAAAGATATGTACTGATTCAACGAAAGACGAGTCAGTATATTTTACTTGACTCTTTACAGAATCAGGTTATACTAATAACTGCGAATCGCAAATTAGCTATGGATAAATTGAGGATATACAATGAACGTGAAGATCGACAAGCCTGAAGTTCCTAGTATCGAAGATCATCACTACTATATGTTTTATAAAGATTTCAACGCTGACTCTACAGCGGATGCGATCGCATTCATTCTCGAACGTAACCTTATGAAGAAGAAACCTTCTTGGATGAAGTTTATCATCAACTCTCCTGGCGGCGATGTCGCCTCAGCATTTGCTCTTATCGACACAATGAAAGGTTCCAAGGTTCCTATATACACATATGGGCTTGGTGAAATTGCCAGCTGTG